CTAAGGCGCGGCCCCCTCTCTCAACAGCGGATGCTCGAAGTTGGCGATGATCAATTCGCCGAATTCCCGCGAGGTCGATGCAGCCAAGGTATAGGTGACATTGACCGATTTTTGCACGAACCCCTCAAACACATTTCGTATCTCGGGTGTGTCATTGATCGAAACCAGGGCCTTGCCCTTAATCGACCGAAGCTGGCCCGCCAAGGCTGCAAAGTCACTCCGGCTAAACATCCCGGTACCATAATCGGTTTCACACCCGAAGTAAGGCGGATCGCAGTACAATAGTGCATCAGGTCGATCGTAACGCTCAATGAAATCTTGAAACGGCAAGTTTTCGATGATCACGCCAGCCAGGCGCTCATGCACATCTTCCAGCATCGGCGCGAGCTTCAAGAGATTGAATGATGCCGCGCCGTCGCCGCGCACACCAAAGCTCTGCTTCACCACCTTGCCGCCAAACGCTGTGCGCTGCAGGTAAAGGAACCGCGCCGCCCGCTCCAGGTCGGTCAGCGTCGAAGGATCGACCTTCTGTAACCGCTCGAATTCCCGCCGGCTCGTAATCTGGAACTTGAGGCAGTCCAGGAACTGCGGATAGTGCCGCTGCAAAATCCGGAAGAGGTTCACCACCTCGCCGGAATAATCGTTGATCACTTCGCTTTTGGGCGCGACCCGCCGGCGCAGAAAAACACCGCCCATGCCGACAAACGGTTCCGCGTAAGTTTCGTGTTCAACGCTGGCAATGATGCGCACCAGGCGCTTTGCCAAGGCACGCTTGCCGCCCATCCAGGGCGCAACAGGATTGACGCCGGCGCCCTCGCGTTGACCAAATAAGTTTGACTCCATGTGAATTGCCTTCCAATAAGCCCCGGTCTGCAGCACGCAGAATCGGCCCTAGAGGGCTGATCGCGGGGGCGGTGGAATGCTTAGTGCCATCGGGCCGGCTTCAATCTTGGCGGATAGGTGCCGGCAGTCCGGAGCGTTACCGCGCTCCGGGCCTCCTGCGTCAAACGCAGAAAGTCCAAGTTGTGAGAAAGCAGCCTGAAGGAAAATCAATCACGATCGCCGACGCCCGCGAACGCTGCGACGGTGTCCAGGTTCACTGCCTGCGCTGCGCGAACATGACTGTTTTGGAACTGGAAGCCTTTGACGATCGGGAAATCATCAACGAGCTATCGAAGCGCCGACGTTTTCGCTGCGCCAGGTGCGGGAACAGACGGGTCGAGACACGGCCAAACTTCAAACAGGCCAGCAGCCCAGTGACTTGGTACGGGCTGACGAAGAAGCAAGAGTTCTAGGCCCTCAAACACGAAAGGCCGGAACCTTTAGGCCCGGCCTCCCAAGAAAAATTCTCGACGGTTACTTTCCCAGAGCCTTGACGGCCGACAGCAGTTTTTCCCAATTGGTGACAACAAGAACTGCCGCAGCAAGGACCCACCCCCCGACCGACAACAAACGCTGCCCGATCCAGCCCGCCGTTTCGGCTTTGATTGTCAATGTTTGAACTTTGGTCACCGTCGCGTCATGCTTTTCAAGACGCTCTTCAACGGAACCCAGCCGACGCCCTTGCTCGTCTTGTTTTATGGAGACATCGGTTATCTGGGTTTTGACGTCCCGTATTGCATCATAGGTACGGCGCCGGCCTTCGGAAGATTCCTTGCGATTGCTTTCTACCTGTTCGCGTATCCTTCCCATTTCCTGAAAAATCGTATCGAGAGAAACAGTCTCTCCCATCACGGTGCACCCCCATGCGCCTGTTGAACGTCTCGATAAAAGTCTGACCAGCCGCGGCGCTTGGCTTCACAGTCCGCCAGAGCGAGCCGGTGCCGGATTGCGTCGCGCCCCTTGTCTCCGGTCGTTCCCGGATCACGGCAAGGCGTCTGCAGGTCCGTTTCAGGGTCCGGCAGTTTCGGCTGTTTCAGGTCCAGTGATCCGGATGGATCGCATCGCCCGGCTGTAAGCGTCGTCAGCAGCACAACTGCCAGCGCCGCCCGATGCCAGGGCGTCTTCATAATCATCGACAATCTCCTGCATATTCTGAAGAGCGAAGGCGCGATCCTGCGCCAATTGCATCTGGCGCCGAGCGACGCCCTGATAGCGCTCGCGCTGCGCTGCCTGTTCGGCCGCCACTTTTTGCCAGCGTTCAAGGTCACGCTGCGCTTGTTCAAGTTCCGCCGATCGATCGTGATAAATGCCGGAACCGAGAAACCCGGCGACGGCGAGGCAAGCACCGAACACCAGCACCAGCAGCTCGCGCGCCGGCGCCGGCACCGCCGGGTGAAACCGCGCTCCGTAGACCACGAAGGCGAGCCCCAGCACGCCGCCGGCAACCGCCACCTGCGCGAAGCCCGTGACGGCGCCCCAGATGTCTGACAGAAAGCCGAGCATTACAGCCCCTGAAGGCAAAGTGCGCGCTCGCGTTCGCGACGGTTGACCAGACCGCGAAGCACCCTACCGCCAGCCTTGTTCCACCAGGTTAAAGCCTTGCAGCCGCCGCGTATGTCACCCGCGTTGAGCCTGCGTGTTGCGGTGCTGCGCCCGATCGCACGAATGCCACAGTTGAAAGCGGTTGAGGTATAGGCCGCATCCCGTTCAGGCGTCAGTCGCTGATACTTGGTCGTCAGGTTGAAATAGGCATGAAGCCCGCGCCGGTATTCCGCCACCTCTTCGCGCAGCAGCTGCAGGCACTCTGCGTCCGTCATCTTCATGCCAAGGGAAACGCCACGAGTCGAGCCGTAGCAGATCGTTGGAACCCTCACGACATCAAGATAAGCTTCGTTTCTTTTCCCCTCTTCCTTTGCAATGAACGGCACCGCGACGCGCAGCGTTTCAATTTCGCTGACCGGTTCAGCCGATGCGCCACGGGTGGCCAGCAGCGCCAGCAGAACCACAAGCACCACAACGCCGATCAGGCGCAGCCATTCTCGCCACCAGGGCAGCCCCTGGCGCCAGATCCGGCCAAGGACACCCGCCACCAGCAACAACACCCCAAGCCACCACGCGAGAACCGGATTATAGTCTTGCCCGGTCGCGGCATACCAAAGCTCAGGCAGGATCAGCACCAGCAGGCCAGCAATCTGCATCCAGAAGCTGAGAGAAGACGCAACGACGCTGCGCCAGTCCGAAATCAAACGGAACATGGATCACCTATTCCGGCATTCGCGCCGGTTATCTGGGAGGGTAAAGAGCGGAAGAATTAGCGCCTGGCATCAGTATTGGTTGACGTTTGCCGGAATACTGTTTGAGTTAGACCCGATTATGTTTCGGTTCTGCCAGAACAACTGGTAGGCGTAGTTGCCATCAATATCGATGAAAGTGCCGAACGTATTGTCTGCAACGCAGTTTCCGTGAACACGTAGCACTGACCCAATACCGACATCGTTTCGAATATTTATCGCCCTACTCGTGGTCGCGCCATTCCTGCCGGTCGTCGTGAAATAGTTGTTATTGATATCGACGGAAACCTTGCTCGCGGTTGAGTATGTGCCGGTCGCCTCTACCCAGATGTCCGGAGAGGAAGTGTCCTGCCGATTATTGCCTTCGAATTGGCAGGAGCTGACTTCCAGGTTGAACACGCCCTCAAACTTGATACCGACAGTCTCAGATCGCTGGATGGCGCAATCATCAAACTTCACCAGGCGGGCTGCGTGGTTGTTGTCGTTGATGCTCACGTTTGCATATGACGATGCGTAGCGCGTGCCATCAAAGCGGCACCCGCGAGCCGAGAATGAGTTGATGTTTCCGTACGTCGAGTAGTTGATGTAATAGGCACTTTCCAGCCAAACGTTGGTAAGCTCAATATCCCAGCAATCAACGGTGCGCAGATTAATGCCAAATCCGTAAATGGCGACATTCACCAGATGTAGACCGCGCACGATGCTGTCAAAGCGAAGCCCGTACTTGGTCGTTGTGGTGATGGTCGAAAAGTGCCGTATGCCGATGTTCTGGATGACATTGCCAGCACCGTAGGACGCGCTCAAGCTGCCGTCACAGACGATGAAATCGTTGGCTGAACTGTAGTTCGTTCGCAGTATGGAAATCAGCATTCCAGCACCGTCCACGGTCACGCCCGGAGAAAGCGTGTGCGAGGCCGCGTCTGCAAAATCATGGATGCCAGGATCGACATATATTCCATTGGTGACGACGTAAGCGGCCGTCGAACCGGAAATCCAAGCATAGAGCTGCGTTTCACAGAAATCGTTCAATGTCTCCCATCGGGACGAATTATTGGCAGCAAAGCTGTCCGGGTTGAAGGTCGCAGAAGACGAAACATTCGGCTTGATCCCACACCACCTAGTGTGAATGGGTCCTTCGCCCAGATCCACGCGGCGGACGTGGTAGCTGCCGGCGGCCAGGTTCATCACCACACCGTCAAGTGTCGTGGAGGCAACGCTGCCAACGACAATCCCCATGCCGCCACAATTGTCGGTCGCATTGTCGAAACCACGCCAATAAACAAGGTCACCGGGTGAAACGCTGGCAACAGCGATTGCCTTCACGGCCGCCACGCTGCTAACGGTCAAATGGACGCCGACATCAGAACCCAACTTTGCAAAAGTGACACTTTCGTCAGCATATTTTGCAGTTGTGAGCGACCCGTCCGCGACAGTCGCGACGGGCGGCTCTAGAATCTTCAGCCAATCGCCGGAACCACCGGAAACAGGATCGTCCCCCGTCGCAGATGCGACCTTCAGCTGATACCAGGCTTCATCAGAGCCGGTCACCGCCTGCCCTTCTGTATAAGTGGTTCCAGCTTCATAATCGCCTTTATGGTCGAAGATTGCGCCAGACCGAGACGAAACCAACTGGCGCCAATTGCCGGCCGAATCCTTGAACGCCATGGTCGTGACGCCACTGACCAGGTCGCCTGGTGCGAGATCGCCGCCAGAGCCACTGGTGATTGGTTCATCACCATTGCCAAGGTCTAACACCTCGCCGCCGCCAGCCGTGTTCGTATAAAGCGGCGTCCAGACGATCCATTTCAGCTCGCCAGGCGAAGCATGCCCGACGACGTCTGCCGTTATTGCGTTTGCCGTGCCTGCGACGTTTTCCAGTTCGGCGAACGTGATCGGAAGCGGCCCGATCCGTATCCAGTCCGTTGACGACAGGTCCCAAGAATAAATGCCGTCGACAGCCGGGTCGCCAGATCCGTAAATGATCGCTCCCGCACCGTCCTGCGTTGGTGCGATCGCATCGAGCGCAGCGGCAGAATTGACCGCAATACCGCCAGCACCTGCCATTGCCTGGATAAAGGTCAACAGCGCAATGATATCGTTCGGCCGCGGCTGATAAGTGTCGCTGGCCGGACTGCCCTTATAGGTTTCCTTGGGAGTGGCAACCATTTACGGCGCTCCTAGCTTGTCGGTAGTTTTGGGAAAGATCTGGTGACGTCAGGAGACGTCGACGGTTTGCGGACCCGACCGGGTTCCCGCGCCGCCAGAACCGTTCAGCGGTTCGGCCCAATAGGCGTAATGCCCCGTTGCAAGCCCTGTGTCTTGCCACGTGTCGGCCGTGTCTTTGAAACCAGGCTCTTCGCGCACCTGTGATGCGTCGCCGAAGTCATAAGGCCCGCTGTATCCAGGCGCATAGCCGGCGCGGAAGATCCTGGTTGCGAAATAGTTGCTGCTGTCGGGCGATGTAAAGTCGACATCGACCTTCCCCGCAGAAGGTGAACTGACGGCGAAGGCCTGCAACGTTCCTGGCGAAGTTTGGTCAGCAACCGCCGCCACCTCGACGATGCTCGACCAACTGGAAACGTCGCCTCCGATTGACCAAACGCGCCAGCGGAATTCGTAAACATCGCCATCAGAGACAACGTCAGACGCCGCTGCGCCGTCTTGAGCACGCACTGACATCTCTTCCCAGGTGCTAGTTGTCTTTTTCCGGTACTGGATCTGCACCAGACGATCTGCGCGACTCGGCGCCGGGAAGGCCGCAACGAAACGGGCGGCAGCATTCCCGCCACTCACCGCGATGCTGGCCGCCTGAATGGACATGTTGCCGGAACTGATATTCGTCAGCGAATTGTCATTCTCGACGGCAACATTCAGGTTCGGGCGCGCCCCCTCTTCGCCGGCGCCAAGTGTCCACCAGTCCGACCCGATCTTGATCAAGGCAAGGGACGAAAACAGCTGGCCTTGCTCGCGCTTGAAGCCGGCAACTTCATAAACACCGTTGATGCCAGGATCGATCGCCGAAACAATGCGCACCGTGCGCCGTTCTTTCAGACGCCGGGCACGCAGCCCTGCGATGACGGCCAGGCGCCGCTTTTCGTTTTGTCTGTTCGCGGCAACCTTGACCAGTTGCACGGCTTGCCTGTGCAGGTAGACGGGAAAGAGCGACACGGATGTCGACTTGACCCGGTCACCTTCCTGCCAGTCCGGATGTACGTATTCGGCCGACGTCTGGCCTTTCCAGCCGTAACCGGGTTCGGTGTACTCGGCATAGAAATGCGTGAAGGTGCTTTCGCCGTCGTCGGCCTCGGCGCTGGCAACCTCTATTAGATCATCGTCAGTCAGCGTGACATCAGGTTCGTAATAGGTCCCGGCGATGATGCCGATACGCCCCTCACTATCTTCAAACCGCATGCCGTCGAAACTGGAAAGAATGCGGTTTTCGGCGTCGATGTTCTTTTCTTCGCGCTTGTTGATCGCAATGCCACAACGATATTGCGGCGCCGACACGCCGTAACGGTCGAGAATAGCAACGTCGCAGACATCCGCAGCGGTTGCGACACTGTCCCAATTGATTTCGGAAGCAGAATTCGCAAAGCGCTCGATGTCCATTCGGTGCGCCGCCCAGATCAGCGCGGGATTGCCGTTGGATGCAGGCCAGGTCGACGGGTCTTCTGGATCTGACGACGGCACACGCGGGTCGTGCGCGCGCCCCCAGTAGGCCGCCCGCGTGATATCCGGTTCACCTAAACCGAACACACCTCTGTGTTTGTAGATGTATTGCCGAGCCTCCAGGCTAACCTCGCCGATAATCATCAGGCTATCAGCGACACCGGCCCCGACATGGCCGGACGTCCATTCCGGAAAGACGCTGGTCAGTTCAGACTGCGCGGCCTGCGTGACTGTTCCCGGCCGTCTGAAAATGCGAATGTACTTCGTACCGTGGAAGACAAATTCCTCCTGCTCGACGTAATTGTTTCCGTCCAGAGAAACCGGAATGTCGTTGAGCCAAAGGCCGATTTCGCTGGTCGCTTCGCTGTCGCCATGTGCCGGCTGTTTATAGAGTTTCCCGCCCTTCGCCTCGCCAAAGCTGATACCACCGCCAACGCGGTTCGGCCCCCACAGGACAAACCGCGGCTGGTCGGACAGCGTGAAATTGGACTGAAGCTCCTGCGGCTTCGGGCGCGGAATATCGGGCAGTCCGGGCTGCTTGACGAAAGAATTCAGCGCCAACCCGACTGCAGCATTCAACAGAACGGCACCAAAAGTGGAACCGAGCACGCCAAGCGCTGCCTGTACGACAAAAGCCCCGGCCGCATAGGCCGAAGTCGTCGCGGCAATACCGCCAAGCACAAGCGGCGCACCACCAAACAGCGCGGCGCCGGCGCCCGCAACAAACGCCACCACCGGCGGCATCGCGTGCGCTTCGATCGGCGCAGTCACGAAAAACGTGGATGCCAGCAGCAGAATGCGAAGACGCTTCATAGCGGCCACCGCCAGGACGCAAGTACGGTACCGCCGCCCGTGGTCAGAACGCCGCTTTCCAGGCTGTAGGCTGCCTTGCCATCGCCAAGGTAGAGCCCGCTTGCCTCATGGCCCCGAACGTCGGCCAGGATGATGTCGCCACGTGCCGGCGCCTGGACGCGCTTCCAACCTGCACGCGTCAATGCGGTATCGAGCACGGCGAGCATACCGCCCTGCGCGTGTACCTCTTCAAGCGTCTTCTCGGCACCACAGCGAAAGCCGCGCCAATGGGCGGCCGGATCAAAGCCCGTCAGACGCCGGGCATAGTCGCCAAGCCGCTTGCCGCAATTGGCGTCTTCCCACGTAAAAGGGTCTTGCCGCCAGCTTTGCAGCGTGGCGGAAATCGCTATTTCCAGTTGGTTCATGTGATGAGATCCGGTTGGCCGGTCAGAATATCTGAATGGTGTAGCCGTTGGCGTACTTGCCGGTGAACTGGCAGTAATCGTCGCCGTCGATGTCGAACAGCTGCTTGGATCGTGCCCGCTGGACGGTGTCGGACATCACGCCGAAGTGCGTCAGCGACCGGCCCTGGTTCAGGTTCTTGGCCAGGACGGTAATCGTGCGATGGATCTGGGTTTCACCGCCCTGCCCCATCGGCCGGCTGACGGAAAAGCGTGTGTCCAGCATGCGCAGACGGTGCGCATCCCCCGGCGGCGTCAAGGCGCGGGTGCCGTTCTTCGGCAGCAGGACGGAATAAAAGAGCACGTCCCGACCCTTCACCTTTGCCGCCGCCATGTCGCGCAGTTCCAGAAACGTCACCTCATCCAGGAAGTGCAGCGACATTTCGTAAAGCGGCGCCGCACCGTCGCGCACGTCCCCCAGCGGCTCGATGTGGAAAAGGCTCTGCACCCCGCCGTTTTCATCGGCCCCCATGAAACCGTGCCAGCGCTGGCCGTCAGGCGTGATCATCGACCCGATACCAGCCCACAGCCTGACCGGCGTATCCAGAATATCGAAATAGACTGCATCCGCCGTCTGTATCTGCCTGTCCCCACCGGCCGTCGCATCCAGCTGTGCGTCGATCGCATCATAATAGGTTTGCATCGACGACCTCGCGGAATGTCAACGAACCAGGAGACGCCAGTTGCCCTCGCCTCACTTCGGCAATGAACGCGTCAGGGTTTACCGCCTTACAAAACAACGTCGGCCGCAGTTCCGCCAGTTCGCCGGCAGAGATGTCACGGCGCGCTGGCGGATCAAACGTTATGGTCGCTACCGTGCCGTCGTATTCAATTTCATGAACCTGATAGACACCATAACCAAGGCCAAACAGCTTTCCGTGTGTCAGAACACCAGGCCAGCGAACCAGATCTAACGTGACAGTTGTTTCACCTTCCAGGACCGTAGAGACGACATCAGCAGTCGGCTGAAAACGAAACCCGTACCCTGTCGAGAACGGCAGACCGTTAGAGAACGGAATACCAGTCGGATAACTAGCTGCCGCCGCCTTCATTGCCGCAGACGTTGATACCTGACCACTGGTGTCCAGTGGCAGCCGAAAGATATTGCCTTTCAACACACCGCAAAGCCACTGGTACCAGTTGACTTTTGACTTAGGAACGCCCGCAAAACTGGCCTTTGCCATCAGGCGCCCACCAGGAACGCGGTAAGTGTTATCCAGCTCAGCAAATGAGATCCGGCCTTGCTCGAAGGCACCGCCCGACCAGAGAATGACGTCGACCGGAAGGATCGCGCAGGGCCATTCGTAAAAAGTTGTCATGCTAGAGCCCCATCCGCCTGGCGGCGCGATTGCCAGGATGGAAGCGCAGACTTGACCGCTGCGATTGTCTCACCCTTGTTTTGCTGCATCATTCGCTGAACATCACGATCCGAAATCGTTCCACTGATCGTGAAATACTGCTGGACGCTGACACTTGCGCCGGAAGCCTGGCCACCGCGCGGAATAACCCTCTCACCTCGCAGCAGAACTGCCGGCACCTCATCAGGTTTGAGCCCGGCACCATCCGTTCCCCCGTGGTAGCGCGGCGCATTCTTCCAGAGGGATGACGAGAAGGCCCGACCATGGCCGTACCCGTCACGGCCAGCCATGCCGCCGGAATGGAGAATGCCGGGGATGATTGCACCGCCAAGCAAACCGCCGCGCCCCACCCCGCCACCAAGGCCACCGCCGAGTAGCGAAAAGCCTTGGTTCAAGGCCAGATCAAGCAACCGATCCCCAACGCGTGACAGTGCATTTGCGAGCGCGTCTGCGCCATCGGTGCCGCTTCGAAGATCGCTGATAAAGCCTTTCAATGCTGACTGACCGGAACTGGCAAACTCCTGCACCATCTGCTGCGCACTCTGCTGCCCTTCGGCCAATCGCTGCGCCTCAACATGCGCATTCGCATAGCCGGTTGCCAGCTGGTCAATTTGCGTCTGAAGCTGCGGCGTCACCTCCAAACCCTGCTGTTCGGCTGCCGTTAGCAGCTCGCGCGCTGCACGGGCCTTCTCGATGGCAAAACCATAGTCGGTCTGCAGCGGCCCCATACGTCCAAGGATCTGCGTTTCTGAATTAAGCGCGTCAGTCCGCGCCTTCAGCTGCTCGACCTCGCGCGCGTAGGCATCGGCCCGAGCACGGGACCCTTTTGCGCCGCCTGTTGGATCGACTTTGTAGTCATCAAGCGACACGGGTGAAACTGCCGTCGACGGCTTGGCGGCAGGCGCTGGCGCAGCGGAAGAACTGTTACGGGGACCGACGACAGGCCGTGTCTTGGGACCTGAAGAGACAAGACTATTGATTTCCTCAATGCGCCTTTGAACTTCATCCCGCTCTGCAGCCAACGTGTCTGCAAACCCGAGCTTTTTGGCATTGGGCGTCAGCTGCATCGTTTCAAGCTTTTCGATCAGGTCGATCCGCTCTTGCAGCAGTTTGTCGGTTTCGGAAAGCTCCGCAGGGGCAAGGAAATTGCCGATGGCACTGAAGGCCTCATCATTCAGGGAGATTTTGGCCAGCTTTTCAAGAAAGGACTTTGCGAGCCGATCAGCCTCGGCAATGCCGGCAATGAAGTCACCCAACGGGCCATCTGCCGCACGCGCCAGGAAGTCGCCGAGCCCTTCCACAGCCGTCGCCATACGCCCGAGCGCGGCCCCCGCCTTGTTGGAAGCTCCCGTCGAATCGTCGAGTTTTCCGACCGTATCAATCAGGACGTTCTGCAGACGCACAAAACCCTGACTGACCGTCAATTCGGCACTGGCAACCCGATCTTCCAGGATCTGCGCACCCGCTTCGAAGGCCCGGAAAAAGGCCTGCGAGGAAACCTTGCCATCGACGACCAGACTGCGAAGCTTGGCAACTGACCCGCCCGCCTCTTCCAACCCCGCCGCGGCGGCCTGGGTGATTGCCGGCGCCCCTTCCAGCAAGGAATTGAATTCCTCGGCGCGAACGATCCCGGACCCCAATGCCTGGCTAAGCTGCAGCAAGGCACCGCGCGCGGACTCGGCCGATCCACCTTGAGCCCTCAGAGCCAGGGCAACGTTGTCAGTGAACTTCAGCAGCTCTTCGGTGCTGACTTTCAATTCGCCCTGCACCAACGATGCACGGGAATAAAGCTCTACCAGGGATTCGAGCGGCGCCGCGTTGCGCTGTGCACTCGCGAAAAGCCCGTCATAGACCTGGCGAAGCTTCTCCCCCTCAGCGCCGGTCACCTTCAGGGCGTTCTGCACCCGCGTATTGGCGTCAGCCAGTTCTGTCAGGCTGCGCAGCGTTGCAGCGCTCACCAGTCCAGCAGCGGCCGGGCCGACAAAGCGTGACAGGCTAGTGGAAATAGCCTTGTTCGCGCGCTGGAACCGGCGCTCGATATTACCGAGGCGCCGGTCAGAGTTTCGTTCAGCACGAGCCATATTCCGCTCGTACTGATTGATCCGCGCTTCCAGGGAGACAATCAGTCTCTGAAGGTCGTCAGCCACCTAAAATCCCTCAATGCCCATTTCGGAAAGTCGCTTGTCACTGATTGGCACGCTGTCTGCGACGCCGTTGGCGCGCCGGTATCCGTCGACGGCGCAGCGGAATTCAAAAAGCGTCATGGAGCCCACCGGCTGACCGAGAATACCGGCCCATTGGTAGACGTCAGTCCACTTCACTTTCCCTCTTGGAAGTCCGCCCCGTCCGCTTTCGGGGCCGTCTGCTCCCCCGGCGCGTCGTCCGTTTCATCGTCCCCGCCATAGACAGCCGCGGCGACGATGACACGCGCCGGCAGCACAAAGGGCGCAAGCGGCGTTTTGACGTGCAGCCGAACCAGCTTTTCAGCTTCTTCCGCCGCCAGGCCGCCGCCCTCAAGTCCAAGCCGGATCGGCTGCACCACGTCGTCAACAAGCCATTGCCCATTGGTCAGCCTGTGCAGCACCCAATTCGGGCCGGCGTCGCAATACTGCTGCAACGCCCGCAACTGGTCGATGTCCAGGACAAACCGGTGATGCCCGCCCGCCCAGGTGAGAGAAACGCCACGCATCAGGCGGCCGCAGTCCGCGCGGGCGTGCCGTCAAACTGAATTTCGATTTCGGCGCTGACCTTCTGACCCTTGGTGCGTGAATTGTTCAGCTGGGACAGCAACGCCGGGCCGCTTTCGATTTCAGTATCGCCGCTGGCAGCTTGTGCGTTGGTTACACGAACGTTCAGCGGCTGCCCCGAATAAAGCCAATCCAGCAGCTTGCCGTTGCTGCCGCGTGCCCAGACACCGCTAGCCGAAATGGAAACGTCGAGGTTCCGCACCGCACGCTCAGTCTGCAACGGCAGGCTTTCGTCATCGCAGTCCGCCGGAACTTCGGCGGTGTCGATATTTGCGGTGCGCGTTACGGTCGCGTCGACCATGCCGCAGATCTTGGAATAGGTACCCGGCGAACCGTCCGGATCAAATTCCACTTCCAGGACAAGTTCTTCGAATTTTTCAGTGACTGGCGCAGCCATCGCATTTCTCCATGTAAAAAAGGCCGCACGATTGCGGCCACTTGGAATTCAGGGTTTTGGGGATTTCAGACGACTTCTTCGATCTGGCCGCTTAGTGTCATGACGCTTTGATGTGTGATCCCATCGCGGGCCTTGTCGTGCGCGTTCAGGCGCTTCACGAACTCTTCCAGGAACGGCAAGGGCGCGCAGATAGGCCCGGCGCGCAGGGCTGCCCGCAGGCGCTTCCTTTCGTCCGCAGGCCTGTCGGCACACATCCGCCGGTAAGCCCGGAAATTGATCCAGAACCTATCCATTGGCAGCCTCCTTTGTGCTGTCCGGCGACACATGCACATAAGCCGGGTGATCAGTTGGAAAATCGAAGGGAAAGCGAACCGTCATCAGCCCGCCGATGTTGAAGGCCTGCAGGTACTTGGCGCGGTGCAGATCCATAAGCACCTGCCAGAGCACGAACGCGCCCAGGCCGGTGCGCTCGCCCAGCTCCTGCGTTTCAATCCGCAGCGGCCCCGCCGTGTGCGCCTCGGCAAGAGCCATCAGCACCCGGCGGCGATGGCACGGGTCCGGCAACGCCCTTTCCGCGCCACGCGTGATGACAAAGCGTTCTGCCTGTTCGCTCATGCCGCCACCTCGCGCACTACCAGGTCGGGCACGTTGGCGCCGGCAAGGGCCTCGGCGATATCAGGGCAGACGGAATTGCCGCACATGCGCCCCTGCGCCGACTGGCTCAAAGCGACTTCCTGATCATCCTCGCCGATACCGGTTTCGATCCGGTAGCTATCTGGAAAGCCCTGCGCCCGAAACCGCTCGCGCGGTGTCAGCATGCGCATGCCGATATCGACGATTGCGTACGTCTGGCCGTCGATTTCCACCGTCACCAGCGACCGGCGGTCGCGCGTGGTATCCGCGCCCATTGGCTTCGAAAGCGAAAGCGCCTGCTCAGTGCCATAGTACGTATCAAGGAACGCCGCGACGACAGCCGCTTTGCCCGCACCGCCCGCAGTGATCGTGCCGACAGGGTCGCCCGCATCAGACCCGACAGAATTGCCGAACTGCCGCGACAGGAACGCAGCCGCGACTGCCTCATGATTGCCGCCCGCCGAATCCGTTCGCGCAGGGGCATCCGCCGGATAATCCCGCCGGTCGCTTCCACGCATCGACAGCATGTGAGCGGACACAAGCCCGACAGGCGCTGCACCGCCGGGACGCTTCGAAAAGCCGTTCGCCGTTATCGTCGGCGCAGGATCGGATAGCGACGCACCCGTCGCGCCCGTGTTGTGCTTTGCCAGAAAAGCCGAAACCAAAGAGCCAGGTACATTCCCACCAGCAACGATAGTGGCTGCAGGCTCATTTACACTTCTGGTGCGCGGCTTTTGACCGACCTTTTCCTGATATCGAGGCACCAAGCAGGGTGCCACCACACAATTCTGGTCTTTCGCACTGGCCGTCAGCGTATGCAGCGGGGTTTCTGCCGATCGATTGCCCCCGCCCTGCTGTGCATAGGAAACGACGGGTGCCACGGCAGGCATTACCAGTCCGAAGGCATCGCGCGAGGCGGTGAGCGTCGGCATGGGTTCATCCAGCCCCTGCCCCCGGAACCAGTCACCGCCATGATTGCAGACGACCAGGAACGGCTTCTTTGCATCGATCACGTAGCGCATGACGCCGCGCGCGATCCGCCGCAAGGTCGCCTCGGCAAGCGGCCGCTTGGCGCGCACACCGTGCTTTTGCAAAATCTCTTCCGACGTGTCGAAAATGGACGGGCACGGCAGCGACCAGTCGATGATTTCCGCCGCCGTGCGCCAGGGCTTCTTTTTGCCCGCGATCACCGCCGGATCATCCGGCGCGCCGTGCGTCGGTTCCGGCCAGACAATCGGCTTTCCGTCGCGCCGCGCGATCACGAACAGACGCTTGCGGATTGTCGGCGCGCCATAGTCGCAGGCGCGCAGCTCGCGCCACTCGACGCGGTATCCGTGCCGCTTCAGGTCTTTCACCCACTTGTCGAAGGTTTCGCCCGCACGGTCCTTGCAGGGCTTGTATCCGCCCTCGCCATCCGGCACGACCGGCCCCCACGTCAAGAATTCCTCGACGTTCTCAAGAATGATCACGCGCGGCCGGGCACGCTTTGCCCAGGTGACGACCGTCCAGGCAAGGTCGCGAATATTGCGCTTGACCGGCCGCGCACCCTTCGCCTTGGAAAAGTGCTTGCAGTCGGGCGAGGCCCAAAGCAGCCCAACCGGCCGATTGTGGCAAAGGTCCATCGGGTCGACCTGGTAGATGTTCTTGGAAACATGCAGCGTCGACGGATGGTTCGCCCGGTGCATGGCCAGCGCCTCGGCGTCGTGGTTCACCGCGATATCCGGATGGCGGCCAAGGGCCTGAAAGATGCCGGTCGACGCCCCACCGCCACCGGCAAAGCAATCGATGATCAGCTCGCGCCCGCCAGGACGCCCGGCAACGGCCGGCAGATCTGTCAGAAGGTCACGCATCAAATCAGGCTCCCTTGCACTTCACCGGCACGCCGTGCCCGGCAGTTGGCGACAGCCTTAAGCTGCCGTTCACCACGGGCGACGGTGTCCGGATTGTCAGATGTCAGAAGAAGTCGGGCGCAGTGCTCCGCCGGGCCGAACTTGTCGGTTTCAATGGCACCGAAGCGCACCGCCAGGGCGCGTTTGGATTTCGCGATATCGAAGTGCACCCAGGAGGCTTTCGGCGGCTGTTGCAGCCACTTGCGCGCCACGCCGATGCGGTCGGCCATGTCCAGCAGCTCAGGCAGCGTGTCGGCCCACATGTGGCACATCACCATGCGCCCGAACGGCGCCTGCATATCGTCGACATAGACCGCCATCAGCCCCGCCCCTCCTGAAGCATCCAGCGGGCAGGATCGGGAACCATGGAAACGTCGCCGGCAGACCAGCGGAAGAAACCAAGTGCACCGGATGACGGGATAAAATCGATCGGCTGCGGATCGCGCAGCTGCAGACCCACCGGGCCGAAAAACCAAGGGCTCATGGAAGAGCGGACAACGTCGGCAATCTCGACCGTGCCAATGATCCCGCCGCGCCACAGGTCCGCCGCATGAGGGCAACGCGCGCCGCAGCGGCGAATCCAGTCCGCGCCATCTTCGTATTCATCGCGCGTCATGCCCTTTGCGGCATGGATGGCAACACGTCCCCGGAACTTCAGACCGGGATTGCCGTGTTTCCAGGAGCGGTTTTCAATGTCCTTACGGGCATGGATGATCGCCCAGGCCCACGGCTGACGGACGGACAAGGCATAAACAGGAAGGTCAGTCATGTCCGCACCTCCGGAAACCCGTCATGCGTCACGCCATCGAGAAGACGGCCAGTGCGGCCTTTGCCGATGCGCCAGACAAAATTGCGGGCGTCACCTTCCTTTGACGGATAGGCATGGACATCGAACTGAATGCCGGGTGCATTCCATTCCGGCAGATCAGGAACGGCGTTCCGAGGTGCCCAAACACCCCACTGTTTGAATAGAAACGACACCCCTGCGGCCGAACACTGGTCGCGCAGTGCTCGCGCCCATTGCGGGTCCATCGCCCGTGCATGGTCGCCGCTTTCGCCGCCGACGATGACCCAATCGAGCGTGTCGAACATGGAATAACATTCCCATTCATGTTCGGCGCAGCACCCATGGGTGCAATGTTCCAGACAAGGATCGAGATGCCGTGTCAGGTCCACCGGCCCTAGCAGGGGCTCGGCGGATACAAATCGAACCGCAGCAGGAATTTTCATCAGGTAAGGAATGCGGGTGTCGGCGGTCGGCTGATCTTCGATCGAAACGCCAAGCCAGACATTCGGCAAAAAGCCCTTGTTCGCCAGTCGTTCAAATCCAGCGGCATTCATCGCGTTCGGGTCAAACCCCATCGCCCGCGCTTCACCTTCAATGACCATCCAGCGGGCCGCTTGAACATCGCTGAGGTATCTGCGCATCCGCTCCGGACGCTTTGTCAGCACCTGGAACGTGTGCTGCGGGCACAGCGCCATGACGGCGAACACCTTGTCGATCCATTCATCCGGCACGCTTTCATGAAACAGGTCCGCATGTGCGCAGACGAAGATCCGGCGCGGTTTGCGCCAGTGCAGCGGCTGGTCGATCCATTTTTCGTTGAACCGCACCTCGCCGGTGAACTGCGCCACACCGGCAGCGTTGCGCTTGGCAAGGCCCTTGCGCGAATGATGATTTTTGAGCCGGCTGGCGGCAAGGTCGGCCGCGTAGCAATACCGGCAGCCTTCGGACACCAGCGAACAGCCCGTCACCGGGTTCCAGGTCGCGTCGGTCCATTCGATCTTGGTTTTATCGGCCATGTGTCACCCCCTTGTCGGCGGTGCAGCGCGCGGCATATTTCAGCAGCACGTCGGCGTGGCACGGTGCATCCAGCGCGCACCAGCACGCCAGATCCTTTCCGGCCAGCTCATGCACCGGCAGTTCTGGAATCGTCAAAAACTCGAAACACTGGCATGCGTCTGCAGCATCCATCGGCTGGCCCGGCATGCCCGGCAGGTCAGCCCCCACCTTGAACGGGTTTCCCCATTTCGACGTGCGGTCGACGATCACGGCGTCCGGCGCGTCGCAGCGCCAAGGCTTTGTTCTGGTCATCTGGATACGTTTCGGCATGCCACTACCCTCAAAAGTCAGGCGGGCGCCCGGCACCGGACGCCCGCGCTTGTGCGTCAGGCTTCCGGCGCGCCTTCGAAGGCGGGCAGGTCCGTTGCTTTGGCGGCGATGTCCAGGTCGGCTTTCACGCGCTCGCGCAGGTAGTTTTCCCAGCGGAACAGCTCGTAAAACCAGACGACCCCACCGCCGCCCTTGGCGCGGTAGCGAAGGCGCACCGGCATGCGCACCGGCTCGCCGTCCAGGAAGGCAGGCACCGCGACCATGAAGAGGCCCGGCACATCCACTTTCTCGCCGTGGCCGTCGTGATGCTCTGCCTTGAACTCGACGACACGTTCGCCGGTCTGCAGGATTTCGCGCTGCTTGAATCCGGAATTGACGTGGATTTCCAGCTGCCGCGACAGCTGCATCAGTTCCATCGGCTCGGCGAAACGAACATTGAACTTCGGCTCAAAGTCCTTCCGCTCTTCACTGGTCGGGCTTGCCAGTTCCGGCACGTGGTCTTCCAGGAAGGTCGCGAAATCGCCCTGCGTCATCGCCTTGGCGTTGTTTTCCACCCACGCTTTCAGCTCTTCCGTGACCGGGAAGTCATAGACAGCGCGGTGCCCGTTGTGGCGGGCGTTGCCGTCCTTCTGGTGATAGTCCAGGACAGCCGTCAGGCTCGGCCCCGGCCAGTCGGTCTTGCCGAAAAGAACGCTGTCGACATCCTTGTGCCGGTTGGTCAGATCGATAAAGCTCTGCAGCGTGGTTACATGCGCCACACCCGTACGCCTGGCAGGCATCTGGCGGTGGCCTTCGATCAGCGTTTTCAGCGAAAGGGCAACCTGCGCCTTGCTGTCGAAGAGAAACGGCACGGTGTCGGGCAGACCTTTGCCGAGGCCTTTTGTCTTGACCTCGCCCATCTGCACCTTGCCGCCTTCAACGGCCAGCCTTTCAATCAGTTCGGCGGTCGGCCGGCCCATGTCCGGCGTGTTGTGATTTTCCATGTCAAAACGTCCATCTAGAGGGAAGTGATGCTGCGCGGATCGCTCAGCCGTTCAGGTCCGCACGCTCGCGCTCTTCGCGGTCGTGCGTGGCCGCCGGGTCGGCCTTGCGCGGCCCGGCAAACATGTCGCGCTGGTTCGGATGCTCGACCGAAAGCGCCCCGTCGCTTTCCCAGAAGGGCGTTGCCGAGAACGTGCCGCTTTCCGGCAGCTTGGCTTTCACCACCGGGGTGATGTTCACCAGCTCCTGCTGGCGGGCGATGGTGATTTCGAGCGTGATCTTTGCCTTGCCCTTCTGTTCGGGCAGGTCCTCAAGCGCCATCATGACGCGCTCAAGCTCTTCATTGCACTTTTCGACGAAACGGCCCCTGTTCAGAAGGCCGATAAGCTCGCCGAGATTCCGGATAGTCCGTGCCATGTCATGCTCCTATGGCTGGGGTTTTGCGGGGTGCGGTCACTGCAACCGGCCGCCGCTTTCTTCGAGAATTTCCGCGTCCCTGGTCGCCTGCACGGTGTCCCGGAAGCGCTCAGCCGCGGCGTCGGCCGTCATCGGCCCGACCTGCGCTGCAAAGGCCGCCGCGTCGATCAATGCGATCGTCAGGGCCTCGTCGTCGTCGCCGAACATTTCGCGGGCCACCTGCAGCAGCGTCGCGACTTCCTCGGCATGCCTGTCTTCCGCTTCGGTCACGGCTCAAGCTCCTATCGCCAGTTGAGAACGGGAATTGTCGTTGCCGGGAACAGCCCCCAGCGGCCAGAACCGCGTGCCGCGCCCTTGGGCGGCTTCTGCGGCATGGAAGCGATACCAGCCGCAATCGTCGGTCGCCGTGTCGGCAGTGCCGGGCATCCATTGCAGGCGCGGCAACGGCACATAGTCGGTGCAATAGGCCCGCATCAGCTGCGCCGCCTGCGCCGTGTGTTTCCACCCGGCATCAAAAAGCAGCCAGGTCGGCACCATGACCGACCAGCGGATAATCAGCGCGTGCAGAAGCTGCCGCGACCAAGGCGGATTGGTAACGATGGCGTCGGCGCCGTTCAGATCTGCAAAGGAAAGTTCGCGCCCGTCGCGCTGAATGACATGCCCCTGCAGGCCTGGCAGATCCGGGTCGACTTTGCGCGCCATCTTCGGCGCAACGTCATACCGTCCAAGGCAGGTCAGCCCGGCGCGGGTCAGCGGCCCCACAAGGTGCCCCCAGCCCCAGCACGGGTCGACAAAGGTGCGGATGCCTTCGAAGGTCAGAAACGGGATGACAGGCGGCACCGCACGCGGATCGATCGTCAGGTAAAGATCCTTCGGAATCCGGGGGAAGTTGGAACGCTTACCCATCAACCCGCCCCCGCTTCGCTTGCTTCATGGGTGTGTTCCCGTGAAACAGATTCCACGAAAGCCAGCGGATCGACGTCCAGCACATGACAGAGAATGCAGACCGTGTCGGCCCGCGCGAAAACATCCGGGTGCGCCCGTTCGGCCCGCAGGATCGTGCTGTCGCTGACCCCGGTTTTCCGTTCAAGGTCGCGCGCGGTCAGGCCCTGCGCTTCGCGCTCGGCACGCAAGGCCTTCCCCAGCCCTTCCCGGTCCAGGCGCATCATTGCCCCACCTCTTCAAGATGCTTGGAAACAACGGCCTGCAGCTCGGCAACGCGCAGTCGCGCCTTGTTTGCCGCGTCGACGGCGTCGGCCATGGCAGCTGCTGCCAGGGCAAGGTCACTCAGGGCTTTGCGCGCTTCGGCGATATGGTCGACCTTGGGGGCTGGCACCGGCCCCAGGAACTGTTCGCGGATGTCTTCCACCCAGCGGCGCGGCATGTTCTGTTCGGTGGCGACGCGGGCATCGTCATAGCCCTCATCAAATCCGGCTTCAGGGCAGAAAACGATTTCCAGCGCTTCCAGCAGCGCGCGTCGCTGTTCCGGTGTCGGCTGGCGTGGCTGTTCGGCCTTCGGTTTTTCTGTTTTCTTCTGGCATCCGGGGCATGTGTGCTTGCCCGGTGCCTTGCCCACCTGCCAACCCCTGTTGCGGAACCGGCGCTCATAGGGCTCAGCCGAAGGCACACGCCCGCCCGCACTGCGCTGGACAAGGATGTCTTCGGAGTAGCCGCAGCCGCAGGTCGCGGTCGCATAGGTGCCGGATTGCGCGCCATCTGGAGTCTTGACGGCAACTTCAAAAACACGATCGAGGTGAGACGTTGCCATCACGCAGCCCCCCTCACCAGTTGCGGCCGCGCGTCGACACGCCGCATCACATCCTCGAACGACAACGGCGCCACCCCGCCGCCCGGTCCACGGTCAAAGCTGGCATCAGGGTCCGCCACCAGCACGGGCTTGCCGTGCTTCTGCGCCAGCTTCAAACCGCACCAGGCGGCAAGGCGTTTCTGCGTATCAGGACTGGAAAAGCCACCGGCCAGAACCGCAGCCACCCGGCCCGGCTCGACATCCGTTTCAACGGCGATCAGCAACACGGCGCTCGAAAATCCGGCGCTGTAATCTTTCAGCCGCAGCCGGTGCTGCGCCCGTGCCCAGCAATAGGTTTTCAGCGTCTGGCGCACGTCGCCAATCTTGGGCTCGAATTTCATTTCCACCGGCGATACCTCCCCTGTTTCGGAAAGGTGTTCCGGGCGTCTGCGGTCTGCCGGTTGCGGCGGCGCTCTTCCGGCGACTGATAGACAATCTTCCGGCAGTCGGCGCACCAGGCACCGCCCTCGGCGCGCTTGCCGCCGCAGTAGAATTGCCGGTCAAGCCGGGTTTCGCTCTTGTCCCAGAGCGGTCGGCGGCAATGCCAGGGTTTCAACTCGAAAATGGTTACGCCGCCATGGCCCGCGTCCGGCTGTGCCAGGTGCGGCAGCGGAACCTGCGGCAACGGCTCGACCTTCACAGGCACGGGCTGCAACGCGCGTGCACGCGTGCGGCGCTCGATTTTTGCCAGCCGGTCGCGATACACCCTCGCGCCGACCAAGGCCGGGTCCGTGTCGAATCCCTCGCGCTCAGCAACGTGCCGCACCTGGTTGACGCCGATAGGGCCATAGGTCAGCGCCAGGGCTGCCGTCGCCTCTTCAGCCGTCCGCCCCGCGGCAAGTTGCCAGTAGACGGCCTCGCCCCTTTCGTCGGCCGAAAGACCCGCCCAGGTCAAAGCACCGTCGTCCCCGGCTGCGCTGGCATCCGGGCGAATGTCTTCTGCAAGGCTCATGGAGTTTTTCCTTTCTTCTCGGCGGCCAATTCCAGCAGAAGATCGGAAACGAAAATCAGGTCATTGGCCTCTTTGATCAGGGCGCGCACGCCGGGGCGCACACGCTCCGCCTGCTCATTCTCGGCACCCAGGGCGGCGAACCCTGTCATCGAATGCCGTTCACCCGCATAGCCGCGCACGCGCTGCGCAAGTGCGGTCAGATTGTCGGCGGTTGCCTTTTCGAAATGGCTCATGACGCAACACCCCGCTCGACTTGCGCGCGAAAGTTTGCTGTCATGCAGCACGGCAAGCTGCACGAAGGGGAAAGCGCATGTTTTTCGACGATGTTGTCCGTGCGTTTCGGCAGATGCGAAAGCGGCAACCAGCGCCAGAAAGGACGAAAAGAAGTCCGCTTGAAGGCCGGACGATTGCGTTCGGTTACATCAATCCGCGCGGCCATGAGAACGACTGGACCATCACGGTTAACAGGACTTACGTTAAAGGCAGCGGCCACTACTTTGTCGGCACATGCACTGCGACAGGCAACGAACGCACCTTCCGGTCTGACCGGGTTGAGTGGCTTGAGCATCCGCAGAACTTTGATGTTCTCGAAAGCATCGACGCGGAAGAATGGCTGAATAGCCAAATCAGGGGTTGACAAACTCATCCCTCACCCCCAACCGACCGGGCATAGGTCTGCAGAACGACAAGCGCTTCGATCGCCGATGACAGCTTGTTCAGAATTTCAAGATCGGCGATTTCTTCCGGCGTTATCTCACCATCGTCATTCAGTGCGGTGCAGATCGCCTCGGCAGCATCCGCCCCGCGCTTGACTGCCGTTCCAACCGCCGCCGGCCAGTTGGTGATTGCCCCTTGCGTCTTCGGCAGCGGCACGAACACGCCATTGGCAAGGCGGCACATGGCGCGGATAACGTCGGCATCGTCCGTGTCGATGGTCAGGTCCATCAGCACGTCCACCGGCACGTGTTCACCGGGATGGTTCGGCGACCCGTACCGCGAAAGCTGCTGCTGGCCGACGCGCGTTGCCTGCGCGGCTTCCAGCTGTCCACCACTGCTGCGCACCAGGCGCCGAAAGGCAGATTTCAAGGCCGCCCGATCATGGTCCGTCGTCGGTCGAAAGGTCATTGCGTAACCTCGCTGGATTTACGCGGTGACGCGTTTTCAGTTTGGGAGGAAGATGACGGCAACACGGAACACAGCGAACTGCGCTGCTCAGGGGTCAAAACCATGCGCGCCAGGTCAATCGGCTTGCCGATCTGCACAGAAAGCATCAGGAGCGGGAAAATGTACTCGTTTGGGAAAAAGCCGCCGGTCCCAGACCTATCTTTCGGATACTGGAATCGCCGAACTGTTGTCGGGTTCACCCCAAGATGTTTTGCGACAACAGGCGCTCCGCCGAGTTCCTTGATGACACTTGCTGCAGGCTCAAGATGCATTGGAGATCTCTGCTCATGACGGGATTAGGTCAGGCACATATTGCACGAAGTTTCCAAAATGGCAATGTTCATATTGGAAACTTGGCGACCGATTTAGCAACTGACTTACGAGCAGAAGGCGTGCATTATTCGCATGCTATGGCTTCAGACAGACAAGAAATCATTCAGAAATGGCTTGCCAAAGTCATTGACGAGAAAGAAGAAACGCAGGCCGCGATTGCGAAACTGCTAGGCCTTTCCACGCCTCAAATGAACAAGACAATTAAAGGCGGTAGGAACCTTCGCGCTGACGAAATGCTAATCGTCGCCGCCTATTTCGATGCCGAATTGCCAGTCATTCCCGGCCACGGCCAAGCGCGTATTGCCAAACGATCAAATGACAACGACGTCAACGGCGCATCATTTGCGGATGAAGACGATGACGAACTATGGCAACTCGCCGAGAAAAAAGTTGACGCGGAAGAAGCAAAACGCGGAACACGACTTTCCAACGAAGAATACATTGACCGCATCATAAAGTTGTACAACACTCTTTCCCGACGCAAAGGAAGTTAGCTTTAAGACATTGGATTTTCTTATGGACTCGTACAGACCGCACTTGAGCGCCGTCCCCAGCGCGAACAACGAAGACAGCCTAGTAGACCTAATATTTAGAGCCTGCCAGTTTGACTGCCTGGATCTTTTGGAATTTGAGTGCTTCAAAAAATTCGGTCATGACAGACTTACACAACTCAGCCCAGATCAGGAAACGTACATCGTATTAACATGCCGTGCGCGTGTTGCCAGAAGGGCAAGAAAGTTGGGGTATATGCCGAAGGACTGGGATCGGGAACAATGAGTGCGTTTGTAGAAAGAGGCAATGTCAGCCTCATCGAACGCGGCGGCGCCGACGATACAGCGCAATTCCTTTATCGGATATGGCTGGAAAACAAAGGAATGATGCCGCCAAGCAGTGAGCTTATGAAGGTGTCGCCATTCCTTGTCATTTTTGATGATTACTGCAGCTCAAGCGACAGCCCAGATATTCTATTTTATGGTTCGCAAACGCTTTTCTCGGACAGATACCCAGAAGCCGAAGAATGTGACGAAGCGAACCCAAAACAACTTCTCAATGAGGACTATCGACACCTCGTTTGCGCTGGCTACCAAGACGCACTTGGAGGCGAACCCGTCTTTGAAACAGTGGGTACCGGCGGTCTACTTGGACCAAGAAAGCCAGAAATAATCTATGATCGGGTGATACTCAGGTTTCGTAAAAAGGTTGGCAGCTACCTGATTAGCTACACGATCAAACGGGACGAGAAATGGTTATATCCTCGATCAAATCGATCAAACTTGATCGGCTGTTCCCAACAAAAACCAAGTTATCACTTATCGTACCAGGCGGAACAGACCAACGAATTCCGGCCGAATGAACCGACGTAAACCCATAGGCGGGAAACAAGTTGCTTCCTACGTCTGCTGGCGTCATCCAGCCATACACGTAATCAGGATCCCATTCGTCGGCCGCATCAATTTGAGCGACCTTAACCAACGCAGTCGCCACACCCTTATTTCTGAATTTTGTCTCGACGTATAAATCGCCGAGGTAAGCAATTCTCCCGTGTATCTCTGCAGCAAACCTCGGCTGATTTTCAGCGATCTCGGCGCGGCCGCCGGTAGCCCCAGGATAGCACCGCTTCCAATACCGCCGCCAATATTCCAATAGACTTTGCGACCCCAGATCGTCGACCCGAGTAGCAACGCGCGCCACCAACTCACCAGAGAACGTTTCAACAGCGATCCAAAATGCCTGATCAGGAAAATACGTGTTGGCGTCGGTCCGAAAGTGCTCAGTTAGTGTAGGTTTTTGACTTCCGCGAATAAGGCTTTCCAGGCACTCAAAACTATCCCCGCGCCGCAGGCAGAAGCCATTTTCATGCAACTGGCTTTTGAGGACACCCCAAGCCTCACGCAGCAAATATGCGTCGATCTTTCCCATTTGCCGCCCAAAATTGAAATCCCGTTTTGTCAGGAAAATTTCTAACAGCGATACAGGGCTTTGTCATTTGTATTGACAGATAGTGCGATTTCTGCACTTATTTCCAAAATCGAAATGTCGATTATGGAAACTTTGCCATGTCCAACACACCTCGCAAACCGATCATTCCGGACCAGCCGTTTTACGGCCCGCCGGGTGCTTTTGCCCTGCGCAGCACCTGGCGGGTGCCGGGTAACCATGTGTATGGCCGTAAGCTGGCCGGAAAGCACGTACCTAAGCGCGGCGACGTTTCGGCCTACCGGCCGCGCCGCCTGCGGTTCCCCTTCGGACTTTAGGCGGCGCTCCGATGGCTTTCGCTCAGCCTTCCAGCAGTTTCGTGATTGTGCCGTCAACCAGGCTGGCAATGGCCTTCTCTTGCAGCTTGTTCGGCTGCAAGTCGCGTTTGCTGGCGACCTGCGCATCATGGCTGACGATTTCCCGCATGATGCGTTCGTCTTCTGCCCGGTCTTCCGACCTGCTCATGAAGTCCTTCAGAAGGCGTTTGAGCATTGCCGTTTGGACGTGCTGCTTCACCGTCAGGTCAGCCATGAGTTTGCTCAGCGTTTCGACGTCCCGCTGCAGCTTTTCCGCCTGCATTTCGTTCATTCCAGTTCCTTCCGCATGGGTTGGTCATGTGGTTGCGAAGCGGTGCGCCGGGAGTGGTTTCCCGGCGTGCCACCATTTTCCGCCGGTTGAACCGGCATCCAAAACACAATCTGTCCGGGCGCGCATTTCTGCAAGGCCTCGGGTAGCGTTTCCAACCGTGATTCAATCAGGAGACGCAATCATGACTGCAAGCATCCAGAACAGCTGGTCGGCCTTCAAGGTTCTCAAGAACGGCCTGAAGTGGTTTCGCGAGGCAACGCACGAAACCCCGGAACACCGGGTCTGGATGCTGGAAACGCTGGTCGACAGCGTTCAGAAGTGCCTCGCCAGCCTGGAAGCGCAGATCCGCTTTTATCGGTCGGCCAAGGGGGTCGGCCGGGCCTACTGGATTGTGCAGCCGGACGGCACGGAAGAGCACGTCAGCGGCCAGCAGCTGCAGACGCTTGTGCTTGAGCTTCCGGGCGCAGACCTGGACGCCGTCATTCACGGCAAGCCGGACGCCCTTGCCGCCGTCGCCGCGGCGCTTGCCGTGGCCGGACACAACACCCACGGCCCCGCCAACCTTCACGACATCGCAGCCGTGCGCGGCGAAAGCGCCTTCCACAGCGCCAAGGCCCCACCCACAGGAGAAAGCCCCGATGGAAAGCCTGATTGATACCCTGTGCGCCGCCGCGCCCTATCTTCTGTTTTCGGTCATTGCCCTATCGTTGCTGTTCTGGGTTCTTGCCGTACTCGCATGTCGCAATGCCCATTCCGAGCATCAGAGTGAATTCGGCGACTGGCCAGAAGACAGCGACGCAATTTCCAAAGCTCCCCTGCCCGTTTCAGAGGTTGTCCAATCGGTCACGGAACGGGCCATCTACGGCCTCGCCCTGAGTATCCTTGTGGGCGAGGCCCTTTTTGCCGCGACCATAGAGGGGCTGCTTTGATGATTACGATCGAGTGTGGCGCTTGCGGCCAATCATTTACTGACCGTCTCGAACATGACCAGGCATGCCAAGGCCCCTTCCCGCTTAATTGGTGGAATGAGGACGAAGGCGACGTTCTTTGGTGGTGCTGGCGCGATGGACAGTGGCTTGGCGAGGCGCCGTATGTAGGCAGCCCGCTCGACCTTGGTCACACGGTTGAATGCCATACGCATGAAGCCACCGGAAAAACCCCGGCAGCGCGATTTATGGTTGGCGGGTGGCCTGGGTATCACACCCACTGGACCCGCCTTCCTCCGCGCCCAGTTGCTCCAACGTTTTTGTAGAAGGCAGCAGAATGTCTTTTCTTCCCCAGCCCGACCCGCTCACCCGAAGCCGCGCGATCGCAACAAACGCGATCGATGCGCTGCAACGGGAAGTCATCCGCCTGAAGGCGGACAAGCAGGCCGACGTGGCAGCCCACGTCGAAGCCGCCATGAACGCGCTCAAGAATGCCTATGACATTCGCCTCAAAGAGCGGCCCAAGCAAGAACAGCGGATACCGGCGAGCGATTGGCGAGAACCCACCGATACCGATCAAGGAGCCGAATATCTGGTGAAGTCAGAGCAGCTGTTTGACGAAGAATTCAACCCCAACGGAATTTGCGTTGGCACGGTTGTCATCGCCGCCGATGGTCCCGGCGGCCACATCGCTACGTGTGCGACGTGGTGCAATTACCAGGACCATTATCACACCAAAGAAATTGCGATGCCATTTCTCATTCGCGACATCGAAAATTAACACGCCGCCCCATCGGCACCGGCCCGGCGAACCGCAAAGCGGCGCCGGGCACCTGAAACGGAAACCAGGACCATGCCCAGCCATCAAAAGCTTGACCAGAGTCTGCCGATTTACTTCAATGTTCAGGAAGTGGCAGAACGCTTGCGCAAGTCAAAGCGCTGGTTGGAAGGCGTTCTCGCCGAAGACAAGCGGCGGCGCCCCTCCGAACAACTGTTTCAGTTTCATCTTCGCCATGGGAGAACGAAAGTTTGGACGCCGGAAGCATTGACAAAACTGCAGGCCGCAGTCGCCAGGGAAAGCGAGCCGGGCGGCGCGCTCGCGGGCTCGCCCCGGTCGACCGTGATGGCGTCTGGCACGTTCACGGAACCGTCCGGACTCGCGGACGCTCAATCCGCATTAGAAAAAGTCTTGGGCTTCAAGTCGCCCTTGTCTCCGAGGACGCCGCAATCGAAGAGTGCCGGCGCATCGAAAGCGAAATCATCGCTGAAGTGTCGGGAGACAGGACGCCGGGGGCTTACGTTAGTGTCGCCGCAGCAGACTTCCTGACACGCCCACGCGAAAAGCCGCTTGGCAAAACCACCGTCGACATCGTCAAAGAAATCGTCCAGGCCTTCGGACTGAAGCGCCTGAATGAGATTGCCGAGGAAGAATGGCATCGCTACGTCGACGCACGCCAGAAGGGCAACAGCGCCGCAACGCGCGAACGCTATCTGAATGCCCTCCTGTCGTTCCTGAAGTTCTGCCAGGGAAAGCGCTACCGGCTGGAAACCCTTCCCGAGTTTGACCGCGACAGGAAAGCCCGCAACCCTAACAGGCGCACTAGGCGCCGCATCCAGGAACTGCGGCCGGATCTGATTGCCCGCCTCATGATGGCAGCGCATATCACCATCCGCGCACAGATGGCCGTGGAATGGTCGGCCGGCGCGCGCGTGTCGTCCGTTCTGCATGGCTGCCGGGTCTGCGATTTGATCCTGGCCGAGGGACGCGAGCAGATCACGTTCCACTACACCAAGAACGGCGAAACCGTTGACGCGGCCCTGCACCCCAGCGCAGCGCAGATCCTGCGGGAATATGTGGAATGGCGCGGCAAGCTGCACGAACGCGAGGCGCCCCTGTTCCTGACCTTCCGCCGCAAGCCCTACACCGACACCGGCGGCGCCTGGGGCGGCCAGAACAAGACGGGCTTCAACGCCGCCAAGCGCCGCGCGGCCGAAACCCTCCTGAAGGACGCAGAAGAGCAGGCCGCCGAAATCCGCGACAAGAAACGCCGCGAACAGTTCCTTCAGGAAGCCGAGGCCGACGCGGCCCTGTTGCGATCGGTAACGCAGCATTGGTTCCGCCACATGCTGGCAAGCCGCATGCTGCGCGATGGCGACATCCGCGCGGCCATGGAACAGGGCGGCTGGCTCGACCCGCGATCCGTCATCGGGTACACGCACGACGTCCCGGAGTTCCGCCGCCGCGTCGTGTCAAACTTCGACGATTTCGGCAAGTCTTTGACACGTGAAGAGGACGACAAGGAGGCAAGTACTTGA